AGTGTTAAAGCCTCGTCTAAAAGTTCTTGTGTTGCCATGTGCTTTAGGCTCAGTAAGAAAGAAGCCAGGTATATTTTCTTCGCCTACTTCTGCTATACTCATCAATGCCGCTTCACCAATAGTGTTGTTCTCTACACTGTAGTACACACTGTTGTTGTCACCACATTCTTCTACTAGGTACTTGTTTATCTCCATTAAGATACGGATTTGCTGTGGTATAGGTGTCTTGTTATGACTCCACTCGCCTACCTGTTTCATACTGGGTACTTCAAATATTTCAATGGCGGCTGGATCTCCGCCTGTGCCTAAACTAGGATCCAACCCAACTAGATAACTGCGACCTTGTTCAGGCTTTTTATACCAGCGAACTTTGCCGTGTCTGAACACAGGATCTACACCTATTAGATTTGTAAGCACCATGCTATCAATCAGCGTCTCATCAAAGATCAAAAACTCACAATCGTGTTCGCGACGGAAACGTTCCTCACCGATACGACCCAGTTCTTCTTCTTTCCATTTGTCATCTCTGTCTGGATGTTCCCACCAGTAACTGCGGAAACTTTTAAATCCGTTTATGCCTATATCTGTTTCTTCACCATCATTATCAAATGTCTTATTAGCATCACGCCAAATCTGTGCAAACTGATCTTCATCACTGTTAGGTGTGCTTGTAATAATAGCCTTACCACCTGTTGCTAGTGTAGGTGAGATACTAGTCCAAAACTCACGGGCAATGCTAGGACGCACAAATGCAAACTCATCACAGTATAGTAGTGTAATACTCATGCCTCGTCCAGTGTTGTCTGTGGTTGCTTGTGCTACAATACGGCTACCATTGTCAAAGTCTATACTGCCTTTGTTGTAACTGGTAACGCCAGCACGGATATGATCAGGACATAGTTCATATGCATAGCGGATACGTTGCATAATCTCCTGCGCACCTGCATACTTGTGTGCGGCTATGAGGATAATACTATCCGGAACAAACATAGCATACCAAAGCAAATAGCCAGCGGCGGTTGTACTTTTGCCTGTTTGTCTAGGTAGCATGTTAATGTTAAAGCGATAGTTGTGATACACATCCAAGAGTTTGTCTTGATATTCGTATGCTTTGTAAGTCATGCGTCCTCGAGTAGGATGCTGAATAGCAAAGTAGTTGTTCATGAAATATTTCACACCACTACTAGGGTCTGCACACTTTGCAAACTCAGTAAGTTGCTCTCGGGTAAATGTTTCGCGTTTGTATGCTTTTTTAACAAGCACACCGTCTAGGCTTTTTGCCATTAACCAATCCTTACGTTAAACTGTTGTGGTGTAGTACTTAGTCGTATAACTTTGCTTACGATTTCAAAGTGTTGACAGAGATCCTGAAATAGGTTATAATGCAGTTGTTTGCTGGCAATGTCATAACTTGACTTACCAATGCCAGTGTAGTAGTCTGTGCTTACTCCATATTCAGGGAATACACTGACTACAAACAAACATATATCTGCAAGTTCTTTTGCGTTTGCGCTATCTCGCCTTGATAGTCGAAGATAACTTTCTGCAAAACTATCTGCAGGTAGAAAGTCTGGGCGGTCAACAAAACTTCCTAGCATGATTGCACAGTAAGATTCTATGTCTTCTGGCAGTGTGTAGCCGGCATGTTGACTGGTTTGCGCAATGCAATCCTTAAAAGCAGATATGTAATGATTGTTAACATATCTCATACAAATATTTAGTAAACAAACTAGGGTGGTAAATATAAGTGCAATGAGTGATACACTACTTCTAAACACAAGTGGACAACCTATATCACAGTTTCCTGTCAGTGTAATCGACTGGCGTAGAGCGATCAAACTATACTTTCAAGATAGAATAACAGTTTTAGCCTGGTATGATGATTGGGAAGTAAACAGTCCAACTACTAGTATGCGTGTTCCTGCTACTATCATGACTAAACGCTATCATCATATTAGCAAGCCTGTACGGTTTAGTAGATTCAATGTTCACATGAGAGATGAGTTCAAATGTCAATACTGTGGAGATTCACACTCATATCGAGAACTAACCATGGACCATGTAAAGCCTAGGAGTTTAGGTGGTACTACCTGCTGGACAAACATTGTTACTGCTTGTAAGAGTTGTAATCGGGATAAAGGTAGTGAGTTGTGGCGGCCCATGCGGACACCCTATGAACCAAACGTGTATCAACTAGCGGCTCTTAGAAGCCGCTTTCCATTTCAAGTTAAGCATAAAAGTTGGTTAGACTATCTGCCTAACGGGGAATATCGTGAAAGTATTTCAGTACGGGTGTAGTGTTAGTCTAGGCGAAGAAGCAACAATCTGCTATGGGCAACTTGTAGCAGACCAGTTAGGCTATGACTTTGTGCAACTCAGCGAAAGCAGTGCTAGTAATCCTTACATAGCACTAAAGTTTTGTGAAACTTACACTGACATAACACCCCAAGATTTAGTAATATTTGGTTGGAGTCATCCTAACAGACAAAGTTGGTACAACAAGTACGAACAGCGTTGGGAACACTTGAACTACATTCAACAGAAAAAACGTGGCAGTATGCTTACTGAAAGTGTGCGTGATTATGTAGTGCATCAAAACTGCGAATACATAGAACAGTTACACGATTGGTATCCCAAACACATAGTGGAGACTACATGCCTGCTAAACAATCTTAGATACTTACATGTGGATTGTGTACCGGGAATGGTACAGCGATTAGGTGCTGACGGAAGTAATAATAAAAGCAAGTCAAAATATATAGCGGATCACTTACATCCTAATGACGAAGGTCACCGCTATATTCATCAGTTGTTACAGGATCAACTGAAGTTTGGATCATCCTCGCCGTAGTCGCCGTCCTCACCTGGGTGATTCATGTCATGTTCTCTACGAAACTTTGCTACAAACTCTTTAATGTCATCACCACTCATAAACATTACCATTTCGTCAATAAGTGCTTTATGTGCGGCACTTGGACATTCACCGCCACAGTAATCATCTTGTAGTTCGTAAAATGGCTCTGCAAACTGGCCCGCTGCTTCTACTGTAAGTTGATCTAGGCTTTCTAGTAGATCACGCATCGTCCTGAATCTCCGCTTCTTCTAAAAAGTCTTTGTAACTTTTGTAGAGATTGTTTTCAAGTGTGGCAATGCTTTCATCTTCTTCAACCTTGCGTGGCTCTTGATCCATTGGATTGTCACCATCGGCTGCAGGAGCAAACATTTTCTTAGGTCCGTTAAGTCCACCTGATAGACCAATATACTGCTGTTCAGCATCCATGTATTCTTCTGATGGCTCGTTTTCATACTCTGCAAGTTTATCAGCATAGTTTTCATAACCTGCTAGTTGCATAAGTTCAGCAAGTGCGGCTTTTGAAACTTCAACAGTTTCTTCAACTTCTTCCTCGCCTTCCATCTTCTTACGCTTCTTACCACCCATACAATGTGCTTCGTCTATGTCTAGATCGTCTTCTTCGGCAAACTCTTCTACGTCTTCGTTTTTCTTACGCTTCTTGCCGCCCATGCAGTGTGCTTCGTCGATGTCCGCCTCTTCAATAGGCAGTTCAACTTCTTCTACCTGCTCTTCTTCGATCGCAATGTCCTCTTGCTGAACGTCTTGCTCAGCCAGTTCCGCAGCGATACTGTCTAGTTTACTTCTTAGTTCAGCAATATCCATTACCTTCTCCTTCGTCTGTTTGGATTGTTACGCCCACTTAAAACACCGGTCATTTCGGCGCCTGTGATTGGTTCATATTTGTTTCTATTCATTTGTCCACCAGTAGGTTTTTTTGCGGCGGCATTATACTTCGCTAGTGCCGCTCTAGTAGCAGGACCCATAATACCGTCAGCGGCAATATCAAAACCTGCTTTTTGCAGTCTCTTTTGCATTGCCATTGTCTTATCAAAATCTTTTGTGTTAGCGGCTGTTGCTTGTACTTTTGGTCGTCCAGTAGCAAACTCGCCTCCTCTACCGCCTACTTGTACAGGAGTGTCACCTGCCTTGGCTTTTGTCATTTTAGGACTTACTGCGGCGCCTGCCTTGCTTCCGGCATTTTTTGCCCCGCCTGTCATTGCACGGTAAATGTCCGCCGCTGGCTTGTTAACTCTAGGTGCATCGTCTGGTCTGCCAGTGAATGCCATATCATCTGCATCTGCCGCAGGTGCGTTAACAGGTGTTGTTTTACTGCCTGCTGGCTTCTTTTTGCTAAGTCCAAAGTCCTTTGCTATTTGTGAACCTACTGCACCTAACTCCTTACGAGACGCTTTAAAAAAGTCTCCAGCACTATCAAACTTTCTATCTCCGCCCGGTGCTTTTGCTTTGGGTCCTGGAGCAGTAACAGCCTTACCACTGCTAGTCCTTACAATACTGCCATCGCTAGATCGTACTGCCCCTGGCTCTTCAGTAACTATTTTATCAAGTGATTCTAGTAGGTCTCTCATTTTTCTTCCTTAGCAAACTCGTACTTGCGAGTCTCAAGACTTTTTAGCATGTTTTCGTTGTACTTGTCACCAAAACTATCTTCTGGGTTAGTCTTTTCAGCGTCGCTGTATTCACTGTCATCTAGTTTGCTAACATACTCCTCATCCATGTCTTTGACTGCTTCTTCACGAGCAATCTCTTCAGGATGGTCTTTGTCTATAATAACTAAATGACTAGCAGGAATGCCAACAGTTTGTGTGATGTATTCATACAGTTGATATGCGGTTACTGGATAGTTGAGTTCAGTGTCCATGATAAACACTTCTGCGTTTTGCAGTGTTTGAAAATCCATTGGGTGTTCTTGAATAGGAGTTTTCTTTGGCTTGCTAATGCTCTTCATATCGTATTTTTGTAGAGCAGTTTCAAGTGCATCCATTTTTTCATCATCGCACTTTTCTGCCATTTTGATGCGGAACTTATAAGTTTGTTCACTTTCTACAAGATAACTTCTAAAACTTTTCATTGCGGTATTCCTTGCTATAATAGTACTATTTATTACTTTTCTGGATTATTCCTGCCTAAAATCTCCATAAGCAGTTGATTTCTGTCAACAATCTGACCATCACCTTCTTCTGTATCCTCACCTCTGGCATGTGCATCACGGGCATTTCTTGCGTCTAAGTTTGCTTTCTTTAGTTGTAGATCTACCATACGCAGTTTTTTGTTTACTTTGTGTGCTTTTGCGCTCAGTGCAGTATCAAGCATACGACTTGCATTGTTAAAAATCTCACCACTGAAACGTGCTTCAACATTCATACCCAAGTCCATGAGATCCTTAAACGTGTCCTGCGCCATCTGTGCAATGTCATCCATCTCTTTGTCACTGCTTTCTAGGTCACGCACACTGGGCAGTGCCGCATCAATCTTGTCCACGTTTGCCATAGCAGTTTGTAGTTGGGGGATGTCTTTTGCAGTTACAGTATCAACTACTGTTTTGTTTTCTTGTTCTGTTATGTCTGTGCTACGAGCCTCATCCAAATCAAACAGTTCTTCAAGTTTTTTTGTCATAATAGTTCCTAGTTGTTGAGATACCAGTTTAGTTCTCTGTCTCTTTCGCCAAATATAATAGCCAAAGGTCTTACTACTTCGCTGTCATTGTATGTTGCATGGCAATAGTTAAAGTTAAAAAATGTGCCATGCTCCAGGGGAATCAATCCTCCTTGGCTCACTTTGAAGTAGTGTCCTGTAGTATCTTCTGATAGATCTAACACAAAACTACAAGGTCCTTGCAGGTTGTGTTTTGTTTCTTGTTCATAGTGGACATCCACATGTGGTGCAAATGCTTCACCTGGATACTGTGTTTGCAGTGTCACTGCCAGTAGTCTTTTGATGCCTATCTTGTTGCACAGTCGTTTTATTTCTTCTCCTGGAAGTTCATCAAGTTCTGTGTAAGGCAAGTAAGGACTGTTTCGCAAGTTTACTCTACCGCCAAGCAGTTCTCGTCCCCGTTTTGGAAAAGCCACGTTTTTAAAGTCAGGCACAAAATCACACATTGTCTTCATTTCTTGGTGTAGTTTTTGTCTGTCGATATCTGCCAGTACTTCAGGCTGTAGTGTTTCATAAGGAGTTACTATAGTGTTTTTCTTCCACCATCTGGGACCATTGCTGTGTGCAAAAAAGCCTCTGATCTGTGCTGGATACTCGTCTGACAGTTCTACTGGCTTATCCACTGTGTGCATGTAGTGTTCAAACAGATCGTTACCAAAGTCTCTGCCGACTATACTTTCGTACAGTGTTTGCCACATCACGCCCATGTTGCTGTGTATGTAAAGTTCAAACTGTCCCGGCTTGTACAGTGTTGTGCCAGGACTATGTCTTACGTCACTGTCTTGCTCTCTGAACCATCCAGTGTACAGCAATCTATCTAGGCTTTCTGTGTTTATGACTATGTCACTGATCTTTAGTTTACTACCTGGGTACTCAACTACTAGTTTGTACCATCCGTATGCTAGATCAAACTCTGTGTCCAGCGTAAAATCTATACGCTTGTCTCGTAGATCCTCCAGATAATATGTTTGCAATGGTTTATTCGCCACAATGCTTATTAACATTGACTATAACTCCTTTATGAATAATCTTGCAATAGTACTTAGTACTAGCGTTTTCCGTTGTGAAATATGTCGTCTTCAGTGACAACACGGAATCTAAGACCTTTGTGTTTTGCCCACTTGGCAGCCGCTTCCCACTTTGCATGGTTGATAGCGATTGCTAGTTTCTCTTTTTCTCGAGTCTTTTCAGTAAGCATGGTCTGTGCTTTTGGTTTGATCTCTATTAGTTCGGCATGTTTTTGACCTTGTTTGTTTTGATATACTACTACAAAGTCTGGCACATACACTGTGCCTTTGCCTGTAAGTGGATTACGATATGGTATTTGTATTGCTTCACTTGCCCAACTTATCACGCCAGGGTGGTTGTCACAAAAACGCATAAAAGCATGTTCCCATGCACTGCGATAGCGAGGCTCTTTGTTACCGCTGTACTTGCCTGGATTCTTTATTGTGTATACACCGTTAGCGTATTTGTTGCGACTAAACACACTACGCCTCCACTTGGCGTTTTATGTTTTCGTTTGGCTGTATGTTTGCTTCATAACCTAGCAGGCTACTGTTGTTTCTACTGAGGTTTAAAAATGTTGGTATTGCGCTTTTTAGATCTGTGCTGGCTTCAAACTGTTCAACTATATCCACAATGTAAACACCCAGTCTGTTAGCGGCTTCGATAGTTGCCGCTGTAAGTGCTGCCGCGGCTTCTTCATTTGCTGTTCTCTTTATAAAGAATGCACTGGCATATTCATATTCTTCAGCCGTCATTTCAATAGGATCACTAAAGTAGTATTGGAAGTAATCCTGTACTTTCTGATCGAAACTATTGCGCGGATCGGTTATTGCTAGGTTAGTTGATTGTGACATTATGGAGCATCCGTTTCAAAACCAAATGTATCTTGGTTGTATCCCTCACGTTTTTTGGTGTTACTCTGCGAAGTTGTTTGTACAACATTGTTGGTATCACTTATCTTACTTGCATTACTTGCAGTACCATCCTTGCTAGGAACACGAGTAGCATTGCCTCTGTCTACAGGCTCTGCTGCTTCTGGCGTAGGATTAACAACTTGTACAACTTGTCCTTGTGTTTTTATTACACCGTTATCCAGTTTTACTGCACCGTTGTAGCCTGGAGTTCTACTGGTTGGCGTGTTAGGCAAGTAGTCGCCCACTGTATTAATAATACCGTCTGTAATACCGCCACTCACATTGGCAAATACTTCTTCTACTTTGCCTGTGACAGGTACTAGAATATTGCTAGTAAGTTTCTTGCCAGTAAGTGCATTGTTTAGCACAATACCTACTGTGTCTTGCAGTATGCTGGCACCAGTTTGTGGCTTGGTTTGGTTGTATACAATGTCCGCATCTTTGATTACACCGATAAGATTGCCTTGGAACAAATCCTTACTAGCGGTGCCTTGTACGTCTTGTAAACTGCCGTTTACAAACGCTTGGTTATCGTCTAGATGATCGCTTAGATCACTAGTTTCTACATCATAGTGTATGTCACCAAATCCTCTTGGATTAATGTCATTCACAAATCCAGTTGCATATTTTACAGTTTCATAAGCCAGTTGCATGGTGTGTTGCATCAATCCACCATTTGCATAAGCATGTGTGTCGTGATTGAAAGCAGTAATAATAGGATTGATAAGTGTGTATTCTGCAAACTTATGATTGTGCATGCTGTATATTTTTATGTTTTTAAAGAAGCGTTTGTTTCCTCGCTGTATGCCCCACTGTTGCTGTACACGATCACTGTACTTGTCATATGCAGTATAGGCATTGGTTGACAGATCATATGTAGGATCGGCATTGTAGAATATATAGTACTTGTGCCACATGTTACGAATAAGTTCTTTGTTATCGTCATGAAACACTACATTGACAGGTGTGTAGTTAAAACTGTGATGACTTTGAACTTTACGGTTGTATTGATTGTGTGTCTGCACATCCATGCTATATGTTGGTAGGTCAATACTTTTTACCAATAGTGGCATTTCAAGTTGCTCTACTGTGTCAAACAGCGTAGCCGCTTCTGGTGTAAACTCAAACACCACGTGAAACAGATTGCTGTAACGTGGTTGTAGTTCAAAGTTATTGTCAACAAAAGTGCGTGACCCGTGTTTGTAGTCACGCATTGTTTCGCCTTGAGTTAAAGGTGAGAGTAGTGGATTCACACTAGCCATGGAATACTCCTATTAGCCAGTTACAGTTATACCAGCACCTCTAGCAACTGCTGATCCGATACCATCACCAAGTGGTGTTTGTACAGCGTTGTCAAATCTGAGAGACATAGTGATCATTGCTGGCTCTTGTGATGCATAATCCAACTCATTGTAGTTAATGTTTTGGACAAAGCATCCGTATAGTTCCCAAGTTTCAAGCACTGTCGGTGCATTTGCTCCGTTACCACCATCTAGCATCTCAAATCGTGTAATGAACTTGTAATCAATGCCTGATGCTGCACTGCTCTGCTCCATAAAGTCAAACTGCTTCTGGACTTGCTCTCCACACAACTTAGTGACTGCGCCGTTAACATCATCACGTAGATTAATAGTTACAAGATCCCATGTGTGCTTGCCAACAACATAGACCTTACTGTTGTAGATATCAATCTGCTGTTCTTCAAATGTTACACTAGGACGAGTTATGTTCATAACCTGCTTAGTAAGTTCAGTACGTGGTGTGCTAACGCCAAAGTTCTCAAATGTCGCTCTAAAGCGATATCTAAGTTTAGGCATTAACAAGCCTTGGCTTGCTGCGCTCTGATCACCATCAATAGGGACTGTAAACTTTGTTAATGATGAAACTGACATGTCGTTTCGCTCCTGTTAAATTTTATAAAAGTATTTATCAAGTTTCAGTCATAAAAAATGGGGGGTATCTCAACCCCCCATATTTTTCTATTATTTTACACTGAACTTGCTGCTGCTATGTTGCCGCTTGCAATCTCACCTGTGTTCTTGAGTCTAATCGGGATGAAGATAAACTCTGCAGCCTTGCTAGGTTCAATAGCAATATCAACATATAGTTCGTTACGATCTATACGATCTGCTGTGTTGTTAGTTTCATCACAAACTACCAAGTAGTCAAAGATGCCACGCTTTGCAACGATATCGTTAAGTGTTTGCTCGATCTGTTGCTTGAGTTCGTCTCTAGTGATCTTGTCATTAGGTTCAAACACAAAGCCTGTTGCAATAGTTTGTAGTTGACGTCTTAGATAACTTACTAGTCTAGCAACGTTAATACGATCTAGTGCGCTGGTTGTTGCTGCACGAGTCTTGTTACCATAGTTAAGAATACCACTGCCGTTAAAGAATGCAATCGGATTCACACGGTTTGAATACAGTGTATCTCGTACACTTTCACGAATGTTGTCTACCACAAACGCACCAGTACTGGTGTTAACGTAGCCAATGCTTGATACATTGTCAACTAGTCCACGACGTGTTCCTGCTGGTGCAAACCATGGGAAACTGATATCATCGCTTCTTGCAATAGTGCGTAGTACTGCGTGACTTGGTGGAACAACAACTGTGTTACCACTTAGGTCATTTGTGCTACCACTTGGGTAAAACACACCCAAG